TTTAAGCGTCATACAGCGGTGTTATATGCTCTATGCTTCAGTTGTAGTATCAACGTGTATAACAGTTATTTTAGACGCCGTTAAGAAGTTTATTCCGTCCATACTACGATATTCTTCACCGTAAAATACACGTTGTATTCCACTTTGAAAAATCAATTTGGCACACTCCATACAAGGAGAATGTGTAACAAATAAGTCAGCACCATCTCCACTTTCGTTGCTTTTTGCCAGTTTGGCAATAGCATTTGATTCTGCATGTAGTACTTCTGGTTTAGTTACATTGGCTTCTTCACAACTATTAGGCCAACCGCTAGGCATACCATTATATCCAATACTAATAATGCGATCATCTTTGACAACAATAGCACCAACTTGTAATCTATTGGCATAAGACATCTGTGCGAAACGTTTCGCAACATCCATGTATGCTTCAATAAATCTTTGTTTCATTAAACGTATTCTTTTGCTAACGGAAATACTTGTGTGATTACTTTAGCACAGGCTTTTGCAATATCCATGTGTTCTTTTTGTGTACCATTAGCACCACGTAGTTCAATGTAGTGAACCCAACTACGAAGTGTTCCATTCATATACAATCTTGTTTTAGTATTTCCTTCTGGTAACACAACACGAGCCTGTTCTTTTGCAATACCATTTGCTATTGCCCACTCGTATGTTTCTTTTGCTTTAGCAATTACTTCTTCTTGTTTTGATTTCCATGCATGGTGTAATTCGCTTTCATCTGAAAGTTCAATACTGTTTTGCCTGTTCTTTGTGTCTTGCAATCTTGCTTCACGAGTTACGAACTGGTCTCCCATTTCTTTAGGATCAGCATAACGTTGACTAAACTCTTGGAAAGCAAAACTACGATGACGTACAATTTGATGTGCTATATCTCTAGTAGTATTAATTTCCAAACATGCACTAACCATTTCAAGTGGTGACCAATGTTTATGTTTGATCAAATATTTTACAAGTTTTTCACTTGTTTCTGAATTCATTTGGTTTGAAGGATTACTTACTCTTGCACAAAAGGCTACAAGATCTAACATATCATCATTACTAATACCTTCGCTTACATATTCTAAAGTAGGTCTACTATAACTAACCAATTTAATCATTTACTTGTTCTTTCCTTTTCTCTTTGCTTCGGCGTTTTTACGTTTTATTGTTTTGTTTACTTTTTTCGTAAAAGCATCTCTGGCTTTTTGTACTTGCCCTTGCAAGTCTGTCATGTTTACTCTAAAGTCAATATGTTTGATGTTTGCACCGTGTTCTCTAATTAAATTGTTTACTCTTAGAGCGGCATCTGGCATGTTATGACTTTGTGCTACAATGTTAGGCACGTCAATAACAATTTTTTTGTTTTGTTTTAGATTGAGTGTTAATTCTCTGATGTGCTGGATGGGAAGGGATTCGATTTGTATATCATCTATTACACCTTCCCATTCAGGTTTGACTTCTTCGTCACTGGATAGTATTATTCTTCCAGGTGACTTCGGCATTATGCACTAGTCTTTGTTTTTTTTGCAGTTGTCTTTTTAGGTAACAACTCGTCTGCTTTTTTACGAAGTTCTTGTACTTCTTTATATAGTGCGTCTGCATCTGCTCTATATTTGGTAGCAAGATCTTCATCGGACATAACTCCTTGGTCGTCTACAGAAACTTCATTTGCTACTGCAACTGTTTTACCAGGTTGTCCACTTTCAGTAAGTGCAAGTTCATCAATGCCAACTCCTCGTTGGTCAGCAATAATTTTATTCAACTCATCTAGTTTAATCCATGAGTCTTTAGTTGTTGCTGGTGTCATTGTTACTTCACTTGTTGGAACCTTTTGTAGATGGCCTTTAGCATGTAATGAAGGCAACATAGTACTTCCATCACTAAATTTACGTACATTTAAAATTGTCGCAAATTCAAATGCCTGTTGTGACTCATCTTTCATAACCAATGAATCTAGTTCATCGTGATATGTTTGTTTTAGTGCCGCAGTAGGAATCACTAAAGCATTATTTGGTTCACCCGGTAGGGTTCTAAATGCAACTAATACTTTTGTTCCTGAGCCTACGTGGCCTACGTGTTTAACTGCCATAATTTACTCCTTTGGAGCCTCTGCTGGTTGAGCAGGTGCTGTTGGTTGTGCAGGTGCGGTACCTTCTGCTGGTTTTTCACCTTCTGCTGGTGCAGTGTTTTTTGGTGTAATAGCCGCTAAGAAAGTATCAAGTCTATTGTAAGTACGTCCTACAACTTCCATTTCATTAGGCTTGTATGCACCGCGTTGACTTGCAACGTCGATGATTGCTTTTAGTGCTTGTAGATCTTGAACTGTAAGATCTGGTGCACCTTCTTTGGGTGCTTCTGACTTAGGGGCCTCTGTCGCTGGCGCCTGAGTTTTATTTTCTTCCGTCATTTTGAGTTAACTCCTATTAGTTTGTTTGTTATAACACTAGTAATTAGTATTCAGGACTGGTCATCTGATGCAAATGTGAACAACCCAAAGAGAACATAGTTGACTCACTTGCTTCTTCAAAACCCACTTTGTAAACAATTTCCATTTTGGTATCAACAACTTCTGTGTCGCTAACAATACAAAATCGTCCGCTTAAATTATTGTAAATCCATTCTCTACAAGTGTCAATATCTTTAGCAATGCTCCAAGAATTTCCATTTAAATTTACAGTTGTCCAATGTGTAGGACAAAAATTTAATTCTCTTATTTCTAAAACGTTAAGTGCATTTGGCGTGTCGTGCATGAATCTCATGAAATACTAATCATCCACGGTTGCCCTGTTACTTGAATATGAACTGCATTAACTACAACTGCAATTAAAAACCATTCAACATAACCCATTATGCCGCCTCCCTTTTGCTTTCATCATAGTGGCAAGTAATACCATGTGGTGCTTCAATTGATGTATCAGAATGAATAACCCAAATAGTATCACAATAATTTTCATCACCCCAGTTCCAAGAATAACCATCTGTAAACACAATTAGTTTCTTAGGCTGGATATCGTTTTCTTTCATATAAACCCAATTAGCATCAAAGTCAGTACCGCCGCCTCCAGCAAGTTCGTAATCTTCAATGCTTTCTCCTGCATCAGGTGTAAAGTCTTGTTCGTTGTATACTTCTGTATCAAAACACCATACTTTAATTTTGTAATCATCATATTGATCACATATACCTTTTACTTCACTCAAAAAGTCTTTTGCTTCTGCACTACCAATTGATCCAGACATATCAAGTGCAATAGCAATATCAATAGTCTGATCAAAATCCATGCCAGGAAGGATAGCACCTGTATGCCAACCTTTACGTGAAGGACGAGTAAATGTGTAATTACTTTTCAATACACTTTGAATCTGTTGGTTAAGAAGTTCACGCCAATTCATTTTAGGTTCTGTAAGATCTTTAATAAGACGTGCAACACCTTTAGGCACATTGCCTACACCTGCCGCCTGTGCCGCAGATACCATTGCTTCTTTCATCTCGTCACGTATCTTTTTAAGTTCTTCTTTAGAGTATGAAGGCTGTTTACCTTTACCACTCTTACCTTTTTTAGTTTTACCGTTAGGACCTTGACCTTTGCCTTTTTCCCAATCAATATGTTCGTCAAGTAGTTTACCAAGTTCTTTAAGTTGTTCTTCATCATACTTTTTATAGATGTCATCATATACTTGTTCTGATGACCAACCATAATATTTTGTATCATGAAAAGGCTTGACTTGTGTAATTACTTCGCCAATGTTATGACGAATCAAATCACCGTTTACACAATAGTCAGCCGCAATGTTATAAATGTTTGCTTCACGATCATCTCTACGTGTAAAGTGATCATATACACAGTGTAGGATCTCGTGACCAAACAAAAATTCTGTTTGTTTTTGATTAAGACTGTTTACAAAGTTTTCATTGTAATAGAAGTTTTTACCGTCAGTTGCGGCAGTGGCACACCAATCTGTAGCGTCAATAATTTTAAGACGTGTTGCAAGGTTACCAAAAAAAGGCTGACGAATCAACAGTGCGATTCTAGCCGTTGTTAATTTCTCTTTTACTTTAGCACTATCGACAGTAGGATCCTTTTCATAGATCTTACCTTCCATCATGCTCTGTTCTACTGCGGTTGTATCTCTTGACATATTTTGCTCCTAACTTCTAACTATACTTATAGTATAGCATCTAACGGATATTTGTCAATCAGAATTGTGATAAAAATTGCTTTTGCATGTCCAATTTGGCTTTTTTATATGAAATAGATTCTGCTATATGTTGTGGTTTATATTGGCCTGGAACAAATATATATTGTACCATATGACTGGGCATTTTGGACGTTTTTAGTCCATCTCCTGCATCTACTACAAAATTAATCAACTCCTGTTTGTGGATAAGTGCGGCACTATCAATATCACAGATCAGCAAATAATCTGCATATCCTGCCGGCAGTGTTCTTCCTGCACTTGAACCTCTACTGTTCATAAGTTGTAAATCGGATACGTTCTTTTTCTTTTTCTTTGTTTTAAGAGTAAACAAACTTCCTTTTGAATACTTCATTTCTATTGTAGATGCTTCAGGTCCAATATGATCAACACCCTCCAAATTTACATATACTAATTCGTTGTTGCTGAACAACTCCAAACTACGTTCTAAAAGATCACTCTTATCAAAACGCAATTTACGTTCGTCTAGTTCATCACCAATTGTATCTACTAGAGTAACATACTTGTTCCAATCTACATTTTGTTGAAACCATGTTACGAGGTCTACAGTATTCATTTTTATATCCTTTACTGTAATTATTATAGCAAAAAGTTTTCTAAAGGTCAACTGGATTGGTTAAAGACTTTATTGTAATGTGGTTTTAGTCTTTCCAAAACTTTGTAATATTCTTTTTTGTCTTTGTATAGTTTTTTTGGAACCATATCTCCTGCAAGTGTGCTTTTGATCATATTACAATCTAAACAAAGTGTTTGAGTATTTTGATCACAGTGGCTACCGCCATCTCTTTGTGTTTCAATATGGTCAACAAATAGCATTCCCCATGCAACACGATCTTTTATAAGTTCGTCGTCAATTAGTTTTACTTTAGGATGTTCCCATGGATTATGTCCACAAAGTTCACAATACTTTTTTTTGTTGAATGTCCATGGCCGGTCCATTCTAGCAGGACCTCCATATTCTCTTAGTAATGCTTGATGTTCTTCACACAGTCTTGATCCAGGACCTTTAAAGTCTGAAGACCATTCGTTGCAATATGGAAGTGTACATTTTGTGGTTACAGTTTTTTTAGTACCTGCAAATCCTATCTTGTATCTTTCAAAAAGATGTTTACTCATGCCATGGACCTTTCTACTTGTTCAACTACTGCTTTTGAATGTTTGCATCTACCGTGAAACGAAAAGCCAACGCATTCACATTCAAATCCTTGTTCATGCAATGTGACACCGTATTCATTTCCTTTAGAACCTTTTACAGGCCAAGTAATACCTACCATCCAATGATCTTTAGGATCAAACAATGTAGGTTTTAGATAATGTTTTTTAAATTTTTTAGGCATAACAAATCCTAATAAAGCGAGGGGATCCGAAGACCCCCTCTATAGTTAGTTAGGATGCCATAGCGGCTTGAACATACTTGCCGTACTTGTCGTGGAAACGGTCAAAGTTTTTCAAGTCTTTTGGCGAAAATGGCAGTTTGTAAGTAGCGATAGCAACTCGCGTACCCATTACAACTAGTTCAGTTTCAAAATTATCCATCATAAAACCAAAGAAGTTATCTGCCATCTGTGTCCAACCCTTCTCCTTGCGTTTGAACGCTTCTTGAAGTTCATAGCACATACTTACAGTTAGTGAATACATCGCCGAAATTTCTTTCGTCTCCATAGTCTTAACCTTGCCATTAAGTATGTCTGTTGGATTAGGCAGTTTAGCCGCAACCTTACGGTGTGCCGCAAATTTAACTGCCAGGCCTTCGCCGACTGAACCTGCAACCAAATCTGTTAGTGTAGATTCGTTAAGGTCATCGTCGAGAAGTTCGCTTACAAACGACCAACTACGTGGCGTTGCAAATGCTCTTGAACTTGACTTTGGATCAAAATCATATAGATCCTGTTTTGCGAAAGTCAAGTACCCCACTACGTCGGAGTGGATACGATTTTCAGTTGCCCATGTCAACCAGTCTTCAAAATCTACACGAAGTTCAAGGTGTACAAACCTGTTAGCAAGTGGTGCCGGCATACGATAAGTAACACCCTTATCAGTTTCACGGTTACCTGCCGCAACAATTACAACATTGTCTGGAAGTTTGTAAGTACCTACCTTACGATTAAGAATAAGTTGATATGCCGCCGCTTGTACTGCCGGCGCCGCAGAGTTCATTTCGTCTAGGAAAAGAACAATAGTTTTGAATTTCTTAGCAAATTCTTCGTCTGGCAGTTCACTTGGTGGTGCCCATGCCATTACATTATCATTTGCCGCATAATAAGGGATACCTTTAATATCTGTTGGTTCCCACAAAGACAAGCGTACATCAATAAGATGTGCATTGTCTAGTGCGTCAGTAATCTGACTCATAATATCTGATTTACCAATACCTGGAGGTCCCCACATAAAAATTGGACGCTTCAGTTTCATTGAGTGTTGTACAGCCGCCTTTGCTTCGTTTGGTGTAACTGTACGTGCTTCTGTTGTTTGTGCCATTTGCTATGCTCCTTTGTTTCTAACTATAACTATATAATACACTCAACACAGAAAAAGTCAAGCGGTTTTTCCACTTTTTTACAAAAAAACTGTCCAAAATGAGTGATTAATCTTCTAGTTTTGACGCCATAGCACGGGCAAGTCCGTATTGTTTAATATCTCCAGCAAACATCATAAGTTGTAGACCCATTTTTTCGCTAAAAACATAGATTCTTTTCTTTGTAACGTAATACGGACAATCAATAAAGTTGTCTAAGTATAAGAATACTTGTGGTGTAAACTTTATTTCGTTTGGAAATTTAATTTCATACGTGGCCAAATCAGCATGATCGACAGCATATTCAAACCCGTCTTTGGTTAAACGCAATCCACTATCGCCTTTCATGCGTGTGTTTTGCCACCATAACATATAGTTCTTTTTAATTTCAGTCTCAGTAATGTTTTCTGCATTAGCAGAGATCATAAATGTTTTAGTGTATGCTTCTTTGATATCCATTATGCGATTTTATCGCCTTTAGTTAACTTGAAAACCTCAAACTCTTTTGATTTGAATGTAGAGTTTAGTTTCTTAGCCAAATTGATTGCATGTCCAGGATTTGAAAAACTTGTTTTCTTATATTTAGGTCCTGGCGTAGGCGATATTGAATTTGAACTTTTTAGGTTAAAAGGCTTGCCTTGATAAAACACTGCCCAGATAGCATCAGCATCTAGTACTTCTTCTCTACGATATGTGTTCTTATCAGTAAATTCTAATAGAACATTTGGTTTAGGTCTACTCATTATACGCAATTCCTTTTAGTTAACTACGTATATATTTATCGTTTTTTAGAAGTTTCCGCCGTCCATCTGCACGTCTACATTTACTTCTTGTGGCTGTTGTAGGCGTTTATCTTGCAGTTCTACAAGCCTTGTCATTAGTACTGCAATACTATCTGCAAGGTCTTTGTATTCTTTAGAATCTAGTTTAAGTTCTCTTTGTTGAGTCTTAGATGCCACTTTTGCTTTTTGCAAAAAGTTTTCTATTGGAATAGTATTAACTGGATTTCGAGACATTTGATAATACCTGACGCATTTCTAGTTCTGTTGTAAAAGGTCCTTTGTAATCATATCGTTGCAAAGTAATAAGTTTAGGGCAAAAACTTTTTACCCAACCTTTAGCAAATCTAATTGTATAGTAACCTGCACAATATAAACTTTTAGACTTTCTACTCTTGCTATACAAAGGCAAGTTGTTTTGTACATCTAACAGTGGATTGAATGCTTGTGTACTTGTTGGATATCCATGTACTTCCATTACCTTACTGTCTTTTGTATTCTTTTTAACAGCACTTTCAAAAAAGTCTTGACCAAAAGCATCATATACTTTCTCAACATTTTCAAAGTGTATTTTGTCCTTTGGCGTTACAAGTATATAACCTTCTTTGTTCTTTTGTAATGTACCTACTTTCTGTCCATAGTTTTGTACAATCCAAAACTTATTAGGTACAAGTTGTTTTGCTTCTAGTTCTTTAGACATATTGTCCTCCGTATTTTGCAGTTAACGGTTTAGCAAACGTTTCTGCTTGTTCTGTAATTTTGTTAAGTTCATAACTATTCGCAAATTTAATTAAACGAATACCTACTTGTGAAATATTTTTTTGTGCATCAATACCTTGTGCAATAGTTTGCCCTATAAGTTCTTTTACTTCAGGAGGTTGTGCAGACAAATCACAAAGTATAACGTTGCGTGTATAGTCATCTAAAACTCTGTGTTCTTCTCCTAAATGATCTGTCCAACGTTGTAACATAAGGTTATTCCAATTGAAACCTTTTGTTGTTCTATCTTCGTATGCTTCTAGTAAACCAACTTTATTTTTTGTGCCTTTTTTACGAACACCTGGATAAGCACTAAAAACGTTGTCACTAGTATCACCTCTCATACATTTTTCAAACAATAACCACTGAGGATCAGGTGCACCTTTAGGTTCTTTAGTTTTTTTGTCTATAACTTCTTTACCTTTTTCATCAAAGTAACCTTCGTGTGTGATAGTTACTTTTTGTACACCATTATATTGTTTTACATTAGGAGCAATTAGTTGTGCAAAGTCTCCATCAGTTGAAATAATTACATGATCATCTTTAGGATGTGCTTGTATCCAACCAGCAATAAGATCATCTGCTTCAAGTTGCTTATGTTGTAACACAGTACAATTTGTTTTATCATTTAAGAAGTTTTTAAAGTCATCAAATGTTTCCCAGAATACTTTATCTTCTTCTTGTTGTGCTTCTGTTAATGCATCTCTAGTTTCTTGCCTATTTCTTTTGTAAGGCTCATAAAAGTCTTTACGCCAACTTCTACCTTCTAAACAAAATACAACATGACTGCCATTAAAGTCTTGCCATGCTTTTCTAATACTTTGAAATGTTGTATGTAACGCCATGCCAATTTTCATATCAGCATCGCCTCTTACAGCATGTCTTGCTCTAAAAAATGTGTTTGCAGTATCAACTAGTATATAAGTCATGCTTTCTCCGTTAAATATTTGTCTGTGTACCATTTTTTAAATGTTGGATTTTCTTCCATCACTTGAATTACTCTGTTTATAGGCACTTGTTCACTTCTAATAACATCTGCCCAGTTCTGATATTCTTCTTTTTCTACCCATTCAACCATAATATCTCCTTATACAACATTAAAACTGACTGCAATTCTATCACGTTCATACTGTTGTTGTGCAACACTATGCTTTAAGTAGCCAGGAAATATGTTTAACATACTTGTACTAGGCTTAAAACTTGCTTGTGTTGTATTAAAATCGTTATATTCATTAACAACATTACTTGCCCAATGATTTTCAAATGTAGATGGACTAAAAAAGTTCAAAGAAGCATCATCTTCTTGTGCTTCTACATAATACACACCACTCCAAATAGCAGGACTATGTGTATGAGTTTCATGATAACTGCCTTTTCTATTAATCGCAAACCACATATCTCTTATTTTAAATTCATGTTCTTTTGTAAAACCCATAAAGTCATTAAGATTTCTTATATTGTCTATTAAAAAATCTACAAAAGGTTTCATTTCATCATATTCAATTAAATGTTTGTCTAGTTTCTTATTATAACTGGTATAGTAGTTGTCTGTCAAGTGAAAAGATGTATTATCCATAGGAAAATCTTTTTCAATCCGATAGAACAAGTCTTTCATACCGGAATTGAACCTATCTCCTTTGTCCCAAACTTTACGTGCTAGAACATTTGGAAATAAACCTACAATTTCCCCTTGTTGGTCCATTAACTAATCTCAGATTTGCCGTCACCGATGTTTTTTGTGTTTATGTAACCAGCACCCATTTGTGCGTCTGGTGTTGCAACACCTTCATCTTTAGCAACATTACCACACAGTTCTTTAAACCATGCATCAACAATTTCTTCTTCTGTTTGACCTTGGTAACCATTTACTCTAAGTTCTTTAATAAAGTATTCGTTCCAGTCTAGTTCAAAAAAACCATTACGTGGATTATTGTCCTTCATTTCTACATTAAGAACTGTAACGTAAGGCTCTTTCTTTTTTGTTGCTTCTGCTTTAGCATCTGTTGTTTTTTCTTTAGATACTGTAGCAGGGATTGCATTTTTAGTAAACATATTTTTTAGTTTATCTAACATTCCATCTCCTTTCATTATTTTACACTCCTTTTATTTGATTCCATGTTGTTTACAAACACTCTAACAAGTCTTGATATGTCAACTTCTTCTCTTTTCAAAGTTTTAGGATTTGTAAAAATTACTTTGCTTTTGTTTGCTTCTAATTGTATTCCTATATTAGAAGATACAACAATAGCATCATCTGTGTTCTTTCTCCAATCGTGTGAACTATATTCAGTCATTACATGTATTTCCTTATTTTATCTAGTTTATCTTCCGGCTTTTCACTTACACCGTCGATGTCTTCATACTTGATATCACTCTCAGGAGCAATAGTTTGTGTTACAACATCTTTGTCTTCTTTGTTTAATTTGTCTTTTAAAAAAACAAATAGATCTATTATAGAGTAAACTACAAAAAAAGTAATAGTAAACACTAGTAAAATAAATGTATGCAGAAGTTTAGCAAGTCCACTGAATAAGTTTGTTTTACTCCATTCAACTGCTTTGTCTTCTGCTTCAAACCAGATAATTTTTAATTTGTTCTTAATCATGTTCCAATGGCGTTGCCGAACAAGTATACATGTACTCTTGCCGCCACGTTATATCCTCTCTTAAATGCTTTTTCTGCTACCTTGCCTGCACCAGCAGTTTGTTCTTCTTCTCTTGCACCTGTAGGCATAATCCATACTGGCCAATCAACACCTGCATCTCTAAACTTTGCAACTGCTTCTTCCATCTCATTCCATTCTCTGTCTTTATGACCTACAACAAATTTTAGTTGTCCTTTACTACTTACCTTTGCATATTCTGCAACTATCTCAGGCTTAATTGCTTTTTCAGGCTTCTCACCTGATACAGTAAATAGTTTAGGACTACAACTAAAAAATATTTCTGTATCAATGCTATTTGCCCATTCAATAAATTCAGGCCTTAATTTTTGTGTACCATTTGTTTCAAATGTCATACTGCCTGGCAAGTTGTTTTGTCTTTTAAGTTCATTGTATATTCCTACAACTGCTTGTTGTCCTGTAATCATCAAAGGCTCTCCGCCTGTAAAACAAAGATGCTGATGAAACTTACTTACAGGATGTAAAAACTTACCTTCAGGATTGCTATCATTTTTAATACAATCTACAATTTTATTAGCAAGTGTACTTGGTGTTTCATATCCCATTAATTTTTTAAACTTCTTTGCCCATGTGTAACTTGAATCACAACCTTTTTCCCATACAGGAAGATCTTCAACACGTTTCACACTATCGACATCAAAGTCTTCAAATGGTAATTCATATGTATCAGGATTAGTAGGATCTATTTGTCCAAATCCATTACACTGTAAATTACACAAGAAAAATCTTATCCAAGCCGTTGGAGCACCTGTATAGTGTCCTTCTCCTTGAATACTATAGAATATTTCGGAGTAGTAGTATTTCTTTTCATCCATTTGTTTAGCCTTTATCATATAATAATGTAATATATATTTAGGTTTTTGTCAACCTGTAACGTCATAAATTATCACCATTTTTGGAATATTTCTGCTTATTAGGAATAACACCACGTACTCCTCCTGCAGGATCTTCCATATCGTTATCTCGTCTAAAGATTAAATGTACATGTGGATACATGCAAGTTTGGCCTGCACTCTTGCCCATATTAATACCTACGTTGTAACCTGTAATATTATTACTGTCTGTTTTAACATTTTGGTTACCCATTGTTAATGCAAAGTTAAAACATTTCAAAATATTTTCTTCTGTGTTTTGTTTTGGCACAACTAGTGTATGTCCTTCTGTTACAGGAAAAATATCATTGTAAACAACAAATTCTCTTGTATCAATTTCAACTTCTGTCCAAGGTGCTCTACCTTCTTGTTGTGCTTTGTCTAATGTATCAATCATTGTACATTATCCCATACACTTACAGTATATCCTTTACCTCTAGTATCACCGCCTTGATTATCTACATCTTTTTCATCATAGGTCATATGTGAAACTGTACTATCACCATTTACATACTCTGTACAATATATCATAAGTTTTTTAGGATCAAATTCTCCGTATGTTTCAATCATCCCGTCAAAGAAAGTACCTTTTTCAGCACTCCACATTTGTAATGTATATGCTGGTTCGTTAGTAATACTTTCATCTTCATCAAATGATACTATTGACATATCTTCATCTACTTTGTTTACAAAAGCATTTAAGTCTTCCATAGCAACTTCTTTTACAACGGTTGCGTTATATTCACTGCTAGATAATTCATCTACACAAATATGTGCATTATAAAAATCAACACCGTATTGATGACTGTAACTAGTTGGAGCCTCATACCATTGACTACGCCATTCTT